GAACGCGANCCCCGTCGTGAGGAACGCTACATCGAACGCGAGCCCCGTCGTGAGGAACGCTACATCGAACGCGAGCCCCGTCGTGAAGGCTACGATGACCGTCGAGAGCCCCGTCGCGAGGAACGCTACATCGAACGCGAGCCCCGTCGTGAGGAACGTCGTCGTGTGTCATTCAATGACCTTCGTGAAGACACCGAACGTCGAGAACGTGAAATCAGCGAACGTGATGAAATGTACCAACGCGAAGAAGAACGTCGTTCCAAACCATGGCTTCAAGCTGCACTGAAACCTGCTCAAGAGAACCAACGCGGCCCATACGCTCATCCTCATGGTCCTCGTGTTCGCCTCAGCCTTGAAGAAAATGCACTCTGCGCATCCAAACACGCCGCCACAAATGATGATGAAAAAAAACAAAAACTCCCCCAAGCAGCAGCAGGAGCAATCGACGTCCGCAAAGTCGAACTCAACCATGCGGAGAATTGGTGCGATGAAGACAATGAACAACCATTCGTCTGCAACCCTGAGCAAATGACCATTGCGTTCCTTCAAGAGTGCATCATGGCGAACCTCACTACAAGCAGAGAACACGATTTCATCGCTGAGTGCGACAACCAGAGTGAGATGCCATTCTACTGCGGACAATAAAGGGTAAGCCAAGCCAACGACGCCAACGGTAAATTCAAACAGGTAAGTGTTATTTGTGTGTGTGTGTGTGTGTGTGTGTGTGTGTGTGTGTGTTGCTAACACTTTTTTATTCAATACCCTCCTCTTATTATTCTGTGGAACGAATAAAATTGAAATGTTTTGTATTCGTAATGATACTCAAGCGTTGATGGAACAACATTATCTGAACAAGTCTATAATTGATTTTTTAGAAAGAGAAAAAATGGAGAGACAAATCGAAGAAGAAGAATCCGAACTTGCTCGTCAGTTGGCAAACCAAGAACACATTTACAGTTACACAGACGGCAGTGTTTATATGGGACATATGCGTGAAAATGATGCTGAAAGCATCAAAAATGGGGGTCTAAGCCACTTGCGACATGGTCGCGGAACTCTTCGCACTCCTGCGCTTGTATGTGGTATTTCACTTAAAAACTACACAAGCGAAGATGCAGTTGAAAACGCACAATACGCAAAATGGTATGAATATGCTGGAACATGGAAGAACGACAAGTTACACGGACACGGCGTGAATGTTCAAAAATCAGGTGATGGAGGTGAAATTGTGGTCTTTGAAGGGATTTGGGACAACGGAAAACCAATCAAGTCGGTTCATTTCAAAGAAGAACATGACGATGGCGAAGATAATTGATTTGGATGGTAAGCACGCAGTGTTGCGAAAAAATTGAAATGTTTTTTTTGTTTATCAGGATTAGCAGACCAAAACGATATACAGAATAACGAACGACCATGCCTACAAATATGCCAACGACAGTTCCTGACCCCAAATACCGCCGCTTGGATTTTGCTAAACTCCCGCCATATCGATTGGAAAAAATGCCCCAAAGCGAACTGAAGGCAGCAATCCCGTTTTGGGATCCATTTTGCCCAATACGTTTTAAGAATATCTGGGATGACGAAAAAGAAACAAAACGTGCCGAAGACAAACAAAAGGCCGACCTTGCCCGACCCGCAACGCGCCGAACCCAAACGAAATCAACAAAGATGCGACGTCCTTTCTGTAAGTTTTGCATGCAACGCGGCCTCCCTCTCAAAGACTGTAAGACGCATTACACGAAAAGCGGTCCGGAATTTGGCGCGACCATCACCTGCCCGGTGTTGCTTCAACAACAATGCGCCCGATGCGGTGAAACTGGCCACACACCGAAATACTGCAAAAGCGAACACTGGTTGAACACCGACCCGTGTGAAACCTCATGCTACCGCTGCCAATACAGTTTCAACTGGTTTCCTGTTGTGTTTATTGGTGACGACTACTTACCACAATGGCAGAAACCGATCCCCCCAGCGTTTCAAAAAAGGCACGAAGAATACGAAGAACGATATGTGAAAACATCGCGGATTTGGATTGAAATGACGGGCGATCACAAGCACTACACCAACGATTTCCGACTTGTGATGTTGATCAAAAACGACGAGGACTGGTTTAACATCCGGGACAGAACTGAATACGAAAACAGGGTTCAGGAACATTGGGAAATGATGCGGTCTGTGATATGGGATGACACACCGATCCGAAAAAATCGCGACGCATTCTACATCATGCGTGATGCGCCACCAACTTACGAGGAGGCGACTGCAGCATCAGAGCTATTACAGGCGGTGGATACAACCGCAACGACCTCGGATGCGAATAAGGTGGAGCTTACCTCAGTGTTGAAGCGCCTCCCCGAAGAAACCAAGACGAATTTCGAGCGTGATTGTGCCCGGACAATGCGGAATATCATCATGAAATATATTGAGCATCAAAGTAAGTAAATGTGTGTGTGTGTGTGTGTGTGTGTGTGTGTGTGTGTCTGTGTGTGTGTGTGTATTTTTATTTTTATAATGATTTTGTACATTGTCTCTATTTCAAATAAAATTGAAATGCTTTTCATTTATTTACTAGAATACAGCGAACGCAGACATGAACAGACAACAACAAGAACAAGAACTCTTCAAAAGAACCGCCGAGCTGTTGGCGGATGACAAACTCACGCCGGAACAGGCCTGTTCCTTTATTGAGACGCTCCGCGATGCGGGAATACTTGCTGACGATATATTGGAGCCAGAAAACCTAGAACAAGAAAAGCAAAAAGGCTTCAACGAAATTGCAGGGGTTTATTCAGATTGGAAAGTCTCAAAAGAAGAAGCGTGCGAGGCGTTTGTGGAGTGGGTCGATGAGTGGAAGTCGAAGAAGTGAAAAAAAACACGGTTCTCAGGATGGAGGGTAGAATGAGATTTTGTTAAGGTTTTAATTATAGGTAAGTAAATATGTGTTGTGTTCTAACATTTTTTTATTGTTATGACCAGCCGGTTATTTGATGGATTTCACAAGTAAAAAAATTATATCACGTTCATTGACGTAGTTATTTGTCATTCGAATGGATTGCATGAGATGAAGACGTGTTGGGTTGCTGACCATTACACATGGTGAAAATCATATTTAGAATACCAACCGAAGCGACGCCAATGACCATCCATGAATTCATGTAAAAGTGCTTGGTTTTGTCCAATATATCCAGTATATATGAACAAAACGGATTTGCAGTATTGAATATGCTTGTTATCAAACCGATGAACCCGGGGGGCGAACAGAAGTTTGAATAGACCCGAACGCAAATCCAATGTATGAATGCAAACAAAGGAGGTAATAAAATCAAGAGTGCAAAATGTTTTTTTTCGGTCATGATATTTGTAATGTTTCTGCTGTATGGTTTTCATAATTTGAAATAATGAATATCAATTTTTTATACGTGTTCGAGCGGTATAGAGTGTCATATTATTGTTAGGAATACCTCGTGCTATATTATTCGCCTTTTCATCGAGTTCCGTAAGTGTTTCAGAAAGGTCGAATACCTTTTGTTTTTTGTATTCATCTGATATAGCCCATTCAGTATCTTTCGGTGTTATCCACGTCCCATCTTCTTTTGCATGTTCCAATAATACGTCGGGTAAATAAATCGCATTTGTGCGGATACTATGCCATCCGCGAATAAACGTGGGAATTCCCGTGTTACTCGTTTGTGTATCTTTGAATAAATATGTAATGACGCATCGCGTTACTGGCATATTTGTATTTTGCCCACCCGTTAATCTGCTTGTAGTACGAGCCTTATGTAGTACTTCACTTATAAATGTGTCTTCATTGACCTGGCTCCATACTTCGTTATTTTCAGAATACCATTTTCCAAGACATTCTCTCGCATTCATTTCAACATCGTAACATGTTACAAATATACCGTCAATTGGAGTTTTGATTATTTGTTTATTTGGTTTAAATATAGGGCGTACCAAAAATGACAAGTAACCTACAGCACTTTCACCTGGACTTCGTGTTCGTCCAACCCATTGAAACGAGATATGCTTGTGTCTCTTCAAAAAGAACCTAAATGTTTGAATGTCATCGATTTCATTCAGATATGATGCAGACGCGGTAGATAAAGAAAGAGAAGTCGTTACGATTGCGTGAGCTGCCTTATTTTCATTCATAATTGCATATTGAAATGGCTTGTGATGAGAGAAATCGGCAGATATAATGTAGAAGTTAGATGCTTTATTATCGACGTGTCGTGTTGTGTTTGTATTATTATTATTATGTTTTTTCGTTCTAAATGTGCGTCTTCCTCCCACTCCATTATACAATTTGCGAACATTGACCGGTATGAAGCGTATGTTATCTATATTTATTTTCCACTGTCGAAAATAGTGAAGAATTGAACAAAATGGTACATACAGTTCATGATGACAATTATTCATGTAAATAGAAATTATTTTTTCATTCGGGTCGGTTATTGGGTTGGATTGAATTGTAATATCTGGTTTATTATTTGCTGGGTAATAGTAAATATAAACCCGTCGGATACTGTCTATGTTACTCGGTTTGAACTGTAATGTATGAGATATGATTTCACCTGTATAGGCAGTACTTGCATGAGGTAAAACATAACCATATATGTCATCAACTATTGTGGAAGGTTTATCTGATAATATATCTTCCGTTCGAAACCATGTTTGGTTTGACATATTGTTATATATAGCAAATAAAAAGTGTTAGAATACATTTACCTTTACTTCATATTCCATTATTTACGTCATATTCCATTATTTACGTCATATTCCATTATTTACGTCATATTCCATTATTTACGTCATATTCCATTATTTACGTCACATTTTCTACTGAACATATTGCCTTGCCCAAAGATTTCTCTTATGAACAAACCAAGTGGGGTGCGATGTGTCGTCCTTTGCAGGGATTGGTGACCGATGAAATGGTGCAAACAACTCAGGATGCGTCCATTCGTTTTTGTCCTGCCAGACCGTGTAGTACCTTATACCGCCAGGGTATATATTTGAAGGAGCTCCGTATGAAGCAAATCGTACAAATGTGCCAGCCTCATCATCGTTGATCATCGCCTTCATTTTTTCAATTTTACGTCGGCTCACTGTGCGATGTCTGGCCCACTCTTGATGTCGCTCACTTTCTTCGTGTTTTTTCCAGTTTTTCGGTTTCCCAGTGTAGCCACAAACACATTCCCACATGCTGTTTTCATCACTGACACTCCACACTCCAACTGCATGTCTTGTGATGAATGGACAAACATGTGGGTCAGGATTTCGGTAGATGATTTCACGTGCGCCCACATAACATTCTGTTGCTTCGCGAAGGTACCGATATCGTGTTTCATAAGGAAGACCAACCCATTCTTCAGCGGAAATCCGGTTTTGAGAAGGGTCCGGATGATGAGTTTTCACAACTTTCCAAGCACGTTCTTCTGTGATATTTCCTTCCATTCCGGGTGGCAAAACACGGCGCGGAACCGGCGCTGCAAACAAATGTACAGACGCATTGTAGGAAGGAGGATGTCCGACTTGAACGGGGGCAGAAGGTACATGAACTACTGGAGCGGGTATTTCACGGTGTAGTGCGCCAAGTGCGTTCATCGCCTCCAGATACTCACCTTCTGGTATTTTGTCTTGATATTCTTCAATTACACGCATAAGTGCAGCCAAATTAGGATTTACGGCCATTTTATCAGTATTGTTTCGTTGTCCTTCTTGAACGCTGTATGTAATATATTCTAAAAAAACATTTCAATTTTTTAGAATACGTGAAAATAATGGTTAATGTAAAAATTCGATAGTATTACGGCAGGTATTTGAACTGTATTTTGGTGTAAAACTAAATAGAGTTGTTGTACTTACATTGTTTGATGTACCTCTAGAACCCTCTCCAGATATTACTGCGCCCCCCAAACCAGAACCGGAAGTAAGTTGCAATCTTCCAATTTCCACAATACTGCGAGCACCCGATGAAGTCCCAGTTACTACCGTGAAAACCGGTCGTGTCGGAGAAATTATTTGTCCGGTCATAATTTGAGGTATTTGAGAATAACGATTTACGCGCATAAAATGACGAACATCGCGGAGAAGCGAGCTCCATGAGTATGTGCGAATAGAAGCTTGATTAGAACGAAGAATGGAAAATACTGCATATGTCAATGCGCCGGCAAAGTCATTATTGATATAAGCGTCGGCGGACGTTTGTTCGTCACGCGAACCACTAATCATAAATACATCACCTACTGTGTCAGCATATTTACCATTAGCGAATGCCTTTTGCTGAGTACGCCATACCGGAAGGCGGTTAGATGCAGTAGGTGGTGACAATAAAATACTGAAATCCTCATATTTATACCGGATATCACAACCGGTGCCATTATGACAGCAGTCGAGAATTACATATAGTCGCGCACCACGGGGAACGCGATTTACAAGGAGTGTGCGTATTTCATCGTCGGTGATAATACCTCCACCAGCCGACGATGGTGAATTATAATCGAGTGGGCAAAGGCATGAGTCGGCGCCAGTTATTTCATCTCCATTTGTATCACGCACTAGAGTTCCATGGCCTGAAAAGTGGAATATAGCTTCATCGCCCGCTATCATACCGGCGACGAGGGTAGATAACCCCGCGATAATATTTTGACGCGTTGGTGGATTTGTAGATGCACCTACACCGCCACGATTTCCATCGGTTAGCATTATAATGGATGACTGTGAATATCCTAAAACGGAACGCAGATATTGGCCAACATTTACAACGTCATTATAGCATCCATTTAATCTAGAAGTAGGATTGTTATTGTAATTAATACCTACCAAAAAAGCGGTTCGACGAGGAGGGCGGGAAGCGGATATGGACATTTATACATTATAGAAGGATATAATATTTCATATAAAGATACAAACAGATATAATCTATAATCATGAAACTCGCATTCATTACTGGAATAACCGGTCAGGATGGTTCGTATCTTAGTGAATTACTGCTAGAAAAGGGATATAAGGTATTCAGTATTGTCCGTAGAACCTCCTTATTATTTTCACACACAAGAATTGACCATATTCGTGATAAATTAGAACTCCGTTATGGCGACATGACAGATGCAACTGGATTATCAAATTATATCAACACGATTATTCAGACACATTCAGACTTTGAAGTATTCGAAATCTATAATTTAGCTGCACAATCACATGTAGCAATTTCGTTTGAAATACCTGAATATACCGTAGATGTTGATGGTGTTGGAGTACTACGATTACTTGAGGTTATCAGAGGCCAACCTGAACCCATTCGAAAAAAAATACGATTTTATCAAGCAGGAACAAGTGAGATGTTTGGTGATGTCAAAGAGACACCGCAAAATGAAAATACCCCGTTTAATCCAGTATCACCTTATGCTGCAGCGAAAGTGTATGGACATTATATTACGAAAGTATATCGCGAAGGTTATGGAATGTATGCAGTAAATGGAATTTTATTCAATCACGAAAGCAAGCGTCGCGTTGAGAATTTTGTGACAATGAAAATTGTAAATGGTATTAAAAATATTCTAAATGGAAGACAGTCATGCATTGAGTTAGGTAATATTGATAGTCGGCGTGATTGGGGACACGCAAAGGACTATATTTATGGAATGTGGCTCATGTTGCAACAAGAACAACCCGAAGATTTCGTTCTTGCATCAGGAAAGACATACACAATTCGTCATTTTATCCAGAAAGCATTTGAGCATAAAGGAATACAATTAGAGTGGAGTGGCGAAGGACTTGCTGAAATCGGGAAAGACGTACAAGACGGAACAACCCGAGTAAAAATAAATCCGAAATATTTCCGTCCATGCGAAGTGAATTTATTGTTGGGTGACGCAACAAAGGCTCGCGAAAAACTTGGTTGGACATTTAAATACGATACATTAGAGAAGTTAATTGAGGAAATGTTTGATTAAGTTCGGGGTGTTTATTGATTATCCGCCGAATGTTCCGTTACAAACAGTTTGTTCATCGCACATACTTCTGGTTTCTCATTGCTACGCAACGCTGTAAATATATGACGAATAATATTATCATGGCGGATACGTATCGTATAATCCTGTTGGATTGCACCACGTCCAATACGTCCCATAGACTGTATCGCTTTCTCTTGTGACATTCCTTCCAAATCTTTACCAATATATCCATGACAGAACTGATAATTTGTGCCATAGATATAATCTGTCGCGGTGATAATCAAATACAGCTTCTGATGCTTTGCAAGTGTCTTCATAATATCCGTGTATTTTTGGTCGGTGGTATTCGTAATTGCGCCAATTCCCATAAGAAGCAAAAGTTTCCAATGTGTTTCGACATTAAGAAGCATAATTTGTTCCACAGTTTCATCCTCAACGAATGATGTGAATTCATTTGAAATTGCAGTTCGTGTTGTCCAGCGCTTCAAATGTTCTAATCTGTTCGGGACAAATAGTTCATGAAGTGCTGTATATTTGACTGACTTCTTTAATTCATCCACTTTGATATGAAGTCGGTCGGTTTCTGGATTAACGCGAGTATCTGATGTGAATTTGCGCATTTTCTTTTCGTCATCTCCGCCACCACTTGCTTCTTTGCTTTCACCTTCAAGGTCTTTAATCAATTTCTCTGTTTTCCCGATTTCTTCCAAAATGCGCGTATTGAAGTCAATTGTCTCCATAATATCTTCCATTACGACATTTGGTATTTTCGCAATCTGCAGCATAAATGCCGCAACCTTATCCACATTTTCCGTCAAATAAATTGTAGGGCCATCTGTGAGTGTATGTGCATCGCTTGTTGATAAGTTGATGACCGATGCGAATTTGGGCTTGCGAACACCAGTTAATGTTTCATACACACAGGTCCAGTATTTTGGGCGGATGTTTTCAAGAAGGAGTAAGTAGTATTCCTTGATACTCGTCATCGTTATATCTCCAATGTCAGCAAACATATTTTCAGGAAGGTACCTCTGGGACGTTATAATGAGACCGCGGTTTTCATCCGTATCGGGGTCGTCCGCATGTTTCGCTTTTTCCGATTTGGCATCGTCGCTGTCGTCGTCACTGTCGTCGCTGTCGTCGCTGTCGTCGCTGTCGTTGTCACTGTCGTCGTGCTTAACTGGTTTCGTAACTAATGCAATAAATCGCAAAATTTCTCGAAGGTCGAAATATCGCATCAATGTCTTGTATGTCTTGCAATGGTCGACGCATTCCAATATGCGGTTATAATCATCTCCAAACATATAATGTGGCAGTTCAATAAACCCACTCTGATTAACAATCGGTATTGATTTCTTGAAATCGTGACTAACTACACTATATACTTCCGCCCCTCTCTCGTGAAACTTCACTTTAAAATCCTGTATCACATCGACAATTTCATCTTCACGTGGTAATGTGGCGGATGATAGCACCACATTTGGAATAAGGTTGCCACTCCAATTTCGATGAATAATTGGGTGAAGTACGTGTTCAGGGTAGTCCAGTGATATTGTAGGCTCGTCCCAATACATCAACAACTGTTCAAGAGGATGAAACGCCATCATGTATCTCATTGCAAGTAAATATGACCGAATATCGCAAATCATGATTTCGACATTGTCGCCAATGCTGTTATCAACCTTGCGAATACGACCGCTTCGTTTATCTCTGATGGCTTCTTTTGCCGCGAAATAATGAAGACGGATGTCGTCAATATTGCTGCATCCAAATGCAAATGCAATGCGCTTCTTCACTGAAATCGCCGCCTTTGCCAGAGCCAGACCAACATGACGCGCTGCACAAACGAATATTATTTTATATTTTTCGGATAACCCAAGAGGCGACAGTGTCTTTCCAGTACCAGTTGGCGCAATATACAGAATGAGTTTCGCGTCCGGGCGTTTTGCTATCGTGAATAATTGCTTTTGATGTTCATATAACTGAAAATCGGCATATTTGAATACACACTCATTTTGCTCGATGAAACGATATGCATTTCGAAGAAACCCTATTATTTCGACTTCATCTTTGAATTCATCGATAATATAGTTTGCAAAATCGATAATATGTGCGTTAATTCCAACCACCGATTTTTGAAGCATTAATTTCAGTGTATAATAATGCTTCATCCATTCATTGGGTCCAACTGATGGAGTTCCTCCTCCTCCTGCTGCTGCTGTTGCCACCGGACCACAATTCTTCGCTTCCATCATCATTTCAATTGTAGTTATAATATGATGGTCGTATGTGTCGCCAGAACCACCAAAGGTGGTATTCATGTTCTGCATTCTCATCATGTCGGCTTTTTTCATCGGTTTGTTTGATTTTGTATTAACTTTGAACCGATTGCTTGTATTACTAAAACTATTGTGCGCAAGAATGCGTTCAATTCGCTTTTTGAAGTATTCGTCATATAGATAATCCTCCATTTCCGGCGTATTTGTTATTTTCAGCCGTGAAAATAGAGAAAGGTGTGTGTTGAACACAATATTTACGTCATTAAAACCAGCAATGATCAGTTTTAAAATACGCATTTCGTTTTCTGGCTCCATTATTTCAACACCATTCCATTCTTCGCCAGTGAGTTTAACTTGTACAAGAGTTGCTTCCGTCATTTTATTTAGTAGTCGTGTTAGTTACAATACCGAACTTCAATACATTACTATTCATTCGTTATTTTTAAATCAATTTTAGTCGTAAAAGTATTATAATGATTTGCAACAATAAATCGAATTAAATATAAGATTGTATTGTATATACCCTATCACAATACAATGCCTCTTCCTCTTATTATTAGTTTTGACGGAAATATCGGTTCAGGAAAATCAACAACATGTTATGAATATGAACAGTATCTTAAAAGTAAAATGAATACGAACGACCCAGTATTCCCGAACATCACGTCATTTGAAGAAGAGGTATGTTTTGTAGATGAGCCGGTTGATTTATGGAACCAAATTTGTGATAAAGACGGTGTAAATATTTTGACAAATTTATACAAAGATATTCGCGCAAATGCGTTCAAATTTCAGATGATGGCATATATATCGCGTTTATCTATTCTTCGAAAGGCGGTAAAAAACCCCAAAATAAAACTTATTATCACAGAACGAAGCGTCGAAACTGACCGAAATGTATTTGCAAAGATGTTGTATGATGTAGGAGATATTTCACATGATGAATTCCAGATTTATAACTTATGGTTCGATGAATTTTTGGTAGATGTGCCTTTATCCGGTATTGTATATATTAATGCGTCACCTGATGTATGCATAAAACGTATTGGAAAACGTGCGCGCGCCGGTGAAATTATTCAAGCGGACTATATTCAACGTTGTCATCAATATCATGAGGACTGGATACGCGGAAGGGCCTGTCATTTGTTGGAGTTGGCTGCCGACGAGGATATGAACGAAACGCCTCGCCTTCTTTCGCAGCGAATGGAACGTATAACTGAATTTATACGCGGATTATTGGTCTAAATGAATTAAACATTTATTACTCTTATTATCACGAATAGTAATAAATATATTTGATATGTCATCACATGAAGCAGTGTGTCGATTTGTTTCCAGTAGAGGATTACTTAAATCATGTAATGTGTATTCACAAAATCCAAAATCAAGCTGTCCTACTGACCTCGCTCATGTCGAGGAATTTATTTGGCAACAAAACTCTGGATTGCTTCCACCACGGGATAGCCCTGTATCTATTTATGTATGTTGCGACGCATTTCAAACTTTTATTAATGATTATGCATCTCAAATAAACGTACCATTCATTATTGTATGCGGCGATGGCGACCAAACCATGTTCCGCGAAACAATCTCTCGAGAGAAATTAAACATGTTTGTGATGTTTATGTTGAATACAAACCTGCGTGGATTATTCTCTCAGAATATGGATATTCAAGAGTGTCGGCATTTTTTGACTGAAAAAATAGAGAAATTATGGGCGGCGAATGCAACAATATTTAAAAGTGATGATGCACCAAAGACATTAGAATATGCAATCGAAACTGTTTTACAAAAATTACGGCAAATTCCAATTGGCTTGGATTATCATACAATTAGCGCAAATCCAAGACATCCATGGATATCGGCTACAACAGAAGGAACAACACCCGTGGAACAAGAAACCGTACTTATTGAACAAATTCGGTCTGTAATGAAACCATTTTATCAACGTAAAATCAGAATATACTCAAATGTCATGCTGTGTCCAGACCGGTTTAATGACCGGGTGGATGCTATAAGAATGATACCATCTGTCCTAATCTCTCAACAATCATCTTTTTTATCTAGAACGCAGACATGGAAGAATATGACGGAATACGCATTCGTATTGTCGCCGTTTGGAAATGGTATGGATTGTCATCGAACATGGGAAGCATTGTTATGTGGCTGTATTCCTATTGTACGTTCGTCTGTGTTTGATGAACTATTTGAAGGTCTTCCTGTTCTAATTGTGAATAATTGGAGTGATATTTCATTACCATTATTGGTTACAACAATGAATCGTTTTAAAGATAATATCGATAATAATGAACTCAAATATGAAAAACTAGAACTCTCGTATTATACAAAGTGGTTTTCAAATAATTAATGCACGTATCTGAAACATCCCGTGACAATTATTACTAGTAAATTGTTTTATTATTAATAGCACAATATTACACCCTTGCACATGTAAAATGCTCATTACTATTGCGTTAAATTATATAATAAGTTATATACTATATTTGTATAACTTATTGTATAAATGGATAATAATTCTTTAGCAAGTTATTATGTTACAAATAAAAATGAATTTCTAGGTGAAGATGGTCACGAAAAATTATTAGTTGGTCTAAAGAAACATATAACACATATTAATGATACTAATTGTAAAATAGTTGGTATTGATGTTGGCTGCTGTATTGGCGATTATATACACAATATTAACGCCATTTGTACGGAACAAAATAAAAAAATATTATGTTTTGAACCTAATCCTGTCAATATTTTCGCGTTAGAACCGAAAATAAAAAAAGATAATACTTTAAAATTATTTAAACATTGTATTTCAAATGAAACCGCTACGGCTTCTTTTTATAATTGGAAAGATAGTTATATTAATAATATAGGAAATGGAATAGCTGGACTAAGAAGTGGAGGTACGAAAATATGCGATGTTGATGTAAAAAAATTAGATGATGTTTTGGATGACGAATTTAATAACGAACATATTATAATTAAATTTATAAAAATAGACACTGAAGGCAATGATGGTAATGTAATTAAAGGATTTGAAAAATATTTACCAAAAACGAAATATATTATATTTGAGTGTAGTGATTGTTTAGATGATATTAGAGGTCCGGGAATAAAAAATCCTATGAAAGATATAGTCGATTTTTTATCCAAAAATGGGTTCGATACATATAGAATTGGAACAAAAAAGCTGTTTAAGGTAAATGATGAATATTGGCACCAAGTTTATGATGACTTGAAATTTTGGTCAAATTGTTTTTCGTTAAAGAAAGATGATAATTTGATACATAAATTGATAAATGACAATTTCGATTACACATATTAATTATATTATGAAACATCGTAAATTTGAAGATTATATGCAGTTGAATATCATTTGACATAAGACAAACCACCAGAACAATTTGTTAAGATGGATAAAAATGATGAAAAGACATAAATAAAAACCTCTTGCATATAAAGTTCATAACGAACAAATGAACTTTATATTCGATGAAATATTATACTGAATAGATGTCAGAACCCTACAATCTCTCGAATACTCGATTATATCGTTCTTTGAAACATCCCATTTTGCGAACCCTGTGTAACAATCGTCGGCTCAGCCCAATATATTTTAAGCACTAAATCTCTCGCGGCTTCATTCAACCACCAATCTACTGGCAAGTCGATTTTTTTAGTCAGGTTGCTTACGTAATCACATAGTTTCTTCGCACATCGTTGATGGATAATGTAACTATCCGTACATTTTGCTGCACCATTCCCCCCCCATGAAGTCTCATGCAGGCACTTCTCGTAGATATATTGATTAGGTATAAGTTGGTTTCTAGGAATATGCAAATTACATCCATCCCCAATGAATAACATGTCATAATCTCTCGGCATTTGTTTCATGTAATCTGCGAGTTTCTCGACGAAGCCGTTCGATAGAACAACGTCGTCTTCAAACACTAGAACCTCTTCATAATTCTCTCGAACCATTAATCTATATAAGTAAAGATGCTTAAGATGAAGTGACAACTCGCTGCGCCGGTCGGTTACGTATGCTCGGCTGAATTCAGGACATTCGTCGTCAGTGATTGTATCTTTATCGAACTTTTCAATGAATTCGTAATCCGTAATACCATGTTTCTCGAACTCTTTAATAATGTGTTGTTTTCGATGCGTGAGTTTTGAGTAATGATGTACGAAGATTTTCATTATTGTCGGTGGGTTTATGAATATTTTATATTATGTCGTTTATATCTTTTTATTACGCGCCAAATAACCATTTTATTCCATTTGCAATTAAATTTCCGCTGTTGGCACTTCCACCGCCGCCTAGACGTATTCCTTCATCATCGATGTCTGGTATATGAATACGAATATCTTGTTCGTCATTGCTTAAACTGGTACCGCTACCACCAGTTATGCCGCCGACATCTTCGATATAACCACCAAATCCATCATTGTTGTCGGAACCAACGCCACCACCCGACATTGCAGTCAATAATACCGACTTCGGTCGATACCGCAATATGTCAATTTCGTACTTTGTTATTTTAAACAGGTCTTTCCCATATATTTCATGAAGAAGCATCCATTCGAATATACCTCCTGTATAAATATGCACATTCGTAAAACCGAGTTTCACTAATTGTTCATATTTATGTAATATTGTAATATCGTTGGAGTTTTTACCATAGACAATAATCATAATATTGGGTTTTTTATGAATAAGTGCATTTACCACCCGTTCTTCAAATCGATAATCCACGGTCGATTTTATAAGACAGTGCTGCAATGACGGCGGAAGTGTATTAATTAATAGTGTCGAATGTTGAACATTTGAATTGCGATATACGACCATTTGAATATCTTCATAACTTACCTTCGGAATGAGTGAAACTTGATTGCCCATATATCAATGTATAATATCTAAAAATTACAGAATAAAATAATATTCTTAGTTATACTAACCATATTATTTGTTTTTATCTACGTTTATTATTTCACACTTTCATTGTATATTCCTCCATCTTTAATCGAATGTTATCACAATATCCACGAATTCTTTCTTGATACTTTTAGTTGCAGACAATGACAACTCCTCTCGTTTTTTTCGATTTTTAGGTTTTACAATAGGCGCGACCTCATTCGCGGCGGTATCATTTGTCATATCAGACGCCTTAATTTCACAACCATCAACAGTCGCTGAAGAAGTATGATGTGATTTCGCAATTTTACGTGATGTGTTATTTCGAATATTCATATCACTCTCGACAACCGAATAATTCTCGTGAATATAACGAAGTACTTGATTTTCAATCGCCCATTTAAAGAAATTCAATTGCCCGAGTGTTGTTTGAATATATGTAGTTCCATTCTTATGAGGAACATTAATTCGGTCCCAACGACAAAATGGGTCAAAACGTTTTTTCGAATATGCACGAAGTTTTAATTTATAATCTACATAAACTTTGAAACGTTTGGCTGGAGTTCCACTACCTTCAATATCATATACTGTATAATGCTTCTTTGAATAATTCGTAACAAACCAGTCCATAATACGAAGTGAAATATTCGTCGTTCCATTGATTACTGCAAGCATTTTTTCCATATTTTCGCCATCATTCTCGTGATAAAAACGGAGAACTTTGTGCAGGAGAAGGTCATTTTGAGTGTTATAAAGACTAGTTCCGTGTGCGAGAGGTGCAATAGATGTGGAAGGAAGTGTCGGATTAGGTCCTCCTCCAGACATAAAAAAAGTCGGAGGTTGTCTATCTTTTGGTGGTTGGATACAAGCCAGCATGTTCGTGTAATAGACATAGTTGGATAGTATTTAAACCTCTTTTATTGTTTTTGATATAAACACATTTCATTCATATATGTAGTTGTACTATTACTGATTATCATGTCTCTCGAACGTGCCGATTCTGGTTCTCCAGAAAACTGTGCTGAACAATATAAGTTGGCAAATTCGATGTTAAGGTCATCGGATAATGAATGTATCCATTCTAGTGACACAGAAAGTGAGTGTGATACTAAACAACCCAGCAAACTTTTAATTAATTTAACAAAGATGCCGGTAGGGCAATATAAATATTATACTGACACCCTCGGGATAATGAACCAAGTGCTTCTTTACTTGTATCATACGATACACAACTTGAGTTATTTACCTTCAAATTCAGGATATATGAATGATTCGTCGTCTTCATCAGTAACAAAAACTACCGTTCAGATGACACCTCTCAAGCTCCGCCGGCGTCCTTATAAATACGACAAAGATGACTTCTGCTATGTTCAAATTGGATATGGTGATTACAAATATACATATACTGTTCCTGCAACAAAGAGCGCGCCAGAGAAAACTGCAGATTTTCACATTTCATACCGCCAAGAGGATAAGGTTGTTGGAACACATGACACCCCTGAAAAGTTTGAATGTATGACAATTATAACAGATTCCCCAGAAATCTTTCATCATTTTTACCGTGAAAGCGACAATTTTCTTGAAAACAATGAATACGATGACAGCAAACTGCATATATATGTTATGTCAAAATATGGGGAGTGGATGCGTTACAATAAAATACCATCCCGTACGTTGGATACCGTTTATTTTGACGAGAAGCTAAAACTAAAACTCCGAGGAGATATCACGGAATTCTTAAAAAAAGAAAAAGAATACGATGAATTTGGTATTCCTTACAAGAAGAACTATCTAATTACAGGCATTCCTGGAAGCGGAAAGACCAGTATTATAAAGGCGATGTGTAGAGAAATTGGCTATAGTCTATGTATATTTTCCATCAATCACGACGTAGATAATAACACGGCACTTGCAGCGTTTCGCGATATTCCGCCCAAATCTGTTCTGTTGTTCGAGGATATTGATTGTCTATTTGAGAAGCGTGTAAGTACCAATGATAATAAGAGTAGTTTTACATTCAGTCATCTTCTAAATCTACTAGATGGAGTATTTTCCCGTAAAGGCCTGATTTCATTCATTACAACGAACCATCCAGAAAATTTGGATCATGCATTGTTACGTCAAGGACGAACCGATATGATAATTCACATGAACTACCCAAAGAAGGTAGATGTCAAACATTTATTCCGTGATATGATGAGAAAGGAAGAAATGACAGCAGATGAAATTGACCGTGATTTCGATAAGTTTTATGACCATATCAACAAGAAAACAATTACAATGGCTGGACTTGTCGGGTTTTTGTTTCGGTATCGATGCAAATGGGAAGATAATATTAACGAACTGCTGGATACGGATAAGTTTATTAAAGAGATTACCCGAAATGTGGAAGATAGCAAGTTGTATGCATAATTAAATAGTCATCATGTAATTTGGTGTTATTACTAAATATGCAATGGATGGTTACGTCGAACAAAATAGTCTTTCGTTGTAGTACCAGTGCCACCACTTCCAGGTAATATTGTAAGTTTAACCACGCTTCCGTGTTCTCCCCTCATCTTATTTCTAATCTTTTCTATTGTATCCCTTTGAACCGATTGATTATCGATTGCGATTAGCGTATCTCCGGGTCTCACCTCCCCCAATCCGGGTGTAGTACTACTTCTATTAATTATATGATTACCGTCAAGTACTAAATCAACACCATAATTGTGGTCGCTAGACGGTGTAACAGCTGCATTTGCGATGCTGGCGGGTATAACCCTAGCAACACTGCCACCGCTACCATTACCTCTAAATTGGGTAGGTTCTCTTACGATAGGATTGGCAATTGGCAATGAACCTTCGTTAAATTTAACACTCTTTTGGGAATGGGGGGGAACACCTGTCTGACGGAGGTTTGATTTGAAGGTTTGTTGGGATACCGCCGCTGGTAAAGGCATTCTCACGCTTTGATATGCTCCTCCTCCTCCTTCTACTATATTCAACGGAATACCTTCTGGTTTGTGGGCGGGTTGAGATTGTTCTCTCTGTAGCATTTGACTTAAAACATTATCCAAGAAATCTTTACTTCCTCGAATGAGTTTGACCTTAAATCTCAAACCTGCTGTACGTTCGAATGTCAATTCCACCGTGGAACCTTCAGGGCCAATTACAAACGGCCTAATCATTTCAAGACTCATGCCATGCGCTCCTATAATATCTATACCAACAAGGCAATCTCCGACTTTAACAGTACCTTCTCTGGATACAGAAAGATCTGGCACAATTTCTGAAACACAAATATTTTTATCGCCAGGACGATGTTCAAGTCTAAAACCAACTCCGTTAATTTGTGTGGTTTTTAACCGTGGGCTTGCTTCAATAAAGTCGATTAATCTTTCGTATTCCGATTTTTCGTTCGGGTTCTCCTGCTGCATCGGCCGTTTAGACTGCTCCGTCTCTTGGCGAAGTTGTTGTTCTAGTTTTTCCAAATCCAGTCGTGGTTGCTGTTGCTGTTGCTGTTGCTGTTGCTGTTGCTGTTGCTGTTGCTGTTGCTGTTGCTGTTGCTGTTGCTGCTGCTGCTGTTGCTGTTGGTACTGCTGCTGAGAGCGCTGCTGCTGCACACCTTCTGGCACAGCTGCTGCAGCAGCAGGCTGCATTGCAGCACTGCTTCCAGGGAAGCGCATTTTCACAACTGGCAGTTGCCCAGGCGCGAGCGGCGGAACGTAAGCGGCGTTAGCCAGGGCTTGCAAGTCTTGGAGTTGAGGAGGCACAAATGGGTAGGGATGCGCTGCGAGTGAAGGAGGGTGAGCTTGCTGTTGCTGTTGCTGCTGTTGCTGTTGCTGTTGTTGCTGTTGCTGTTGCTGTTGCTGTTGCTGCTGTTGCTGTTGTTGTTGCTGTTGCTGTTGTTGTTGCTGTTGCTGTTGTTGCTGTTGTTGCTGTTGTTGCTGTTGCTCTTGCTGTTGCATGTTACGAAACGAACTTAAAAGTTGAGGCGGGTTAAGAGTTGTATTCAGGACTGACCCACGTGTCATCTCACCGCCTATGCCAGGCGGTCTACCTCTCACATCAGCAGCATATCTGCTATTATCGCTTTCAGGGAGGAGTGTTTCTGTGGGTGGATGTAAATTTTTATCAAAAAATTTAGCGTCTCCTCGAATGAGTTTGACTGGAAATTGTTGATTTCCTCTTTTGAATGTCATATTTGCTATACTACCTTGCGATTTCTTCATCCATTCACGAATTGTTTCTACTCGTACCCCACCTATATCTCGATCATCTATTTGCACAAGTTGGTCCCCGACACTAACGGTACCTTCGCGTGCCGCAGAACCATTTTCAGTAATTTTTGAAACGGTGATGATACCATTCATGATACCATTCCTACGTGCCTGAGTCAGTTCAATACCAACGTCTGATTCTTTTCCACTTTCTAGTAGTAGGCTGGGGTTCAACCTTATTGTATCAACTAGTCCTTTATACTTTTGTTGTTGTTGTTGTTGTTGTTGTTGTGTTGGTTCCTCATGTCGTATTGGAACCTCAACATTCTCACCAAAAGAATCACTACTCCTATTTAATGTACTTAATTCAGGAGAATGCGTTTGAATTTCCATTAAAGAACCCGTCGATGAAGAAGAAGATTCTACTAAACTACAAACGCATTTTGTTTCCACATTTCCGCTGTTAGATGAGACAGGTTTGTCGCTCCATTTTTGTTTATACCAAGCTTCAAGACGTCCAATATTCTGCAATCCAGAGTTCCTTTTTTTTTGTAACCACCATGTTTCAAAAAAATGTAAAAAATCTAAATTGGCTAGCATTCCAACCCCTTTGTGTAATATTATATCTGGAACCACCTTGCCACGTTTTACTCTGGGAGGTGCTATAAAGTCCATAGTAATAGAGTTACTCCGTAAATATTTAGCAATACTATCCTTATTAAATCCTTTTTTATCCTCCTCATGTGGATAAAATTCCATCAAGAATTCAAGAAATAGGTATTCGACGCTCTCCTCATTTCGCTTTTCACGTTTAGACCCAAACAATCCAGTACGTTCAAACTGGTGTTGATCTAACCATTCGTTTAAACCTTCCTCGGTTACTTCTTCTCCTCCCAATCCTCCATAATATATTTTCTTTCTATAGGTTTGATGTCGTTTCGTCACTTTTAGTTTTTTTCCAACATTTCTTCTAATGGTATTTTTTTTCGCATTATATAATTTTTTATTTTTTATCGTACTACTGCCTCCACCGCGTTGGCTTGACCTTTTTTTTTGTTTTTTACTTTTATTGTGTGTTTTCATTCACAATATTATTTATATATTACACCAATATTTTATTGAAAGTAACGCAATAAAATATTTTACTCAATCTTTCTAAAGGTAAATTGCTTTCCTTGACGAAATCTCTCTGCATCCATTGTTCCACGCTTCAAATTACAATCCAAACATGCAATCACTACATTCGCATCATTGTGACCATAGTTATTGTCTATTCTATCTAATGTCCATTGTTTCCGACACATGGCTTCCTTGTATATCACTTGACAAATCTCTCGACAATAGTAACATAAAAGCTTGGCTTCTATCAAATGTTCAACAATTTTATTTGTTGTGATTGTATAACGCGGGTCGTATATATTATGATGTTTATCTTGATATATATACGATTTACGTTTTGCATCGATATCTCGAATAATATGAGAGATTATTTTCTGCCGTTCAATAACAGATAATGATTTCGCCGTTACTTTATTCGCATCTTCTTCATTCGTTTGAAATATCTTTGGTGGTTCTGGTAGTCCTGTTCCGAGAGATATATCTGCAATATGGATATTCAAAAATTCTAGGGTAAGTGACTGGTCCGAACTATAAAAATCGTCAGAAATGCATATCTTTTGACTTTTCGTAGTCTTTCTCTCAATAACCGCACCGGGGTCATCCATCTGTTTCATCTTGTCTTGGTTGCGTTTTCCCTGTATCTCTATTTTTTTCATTGGATGGATACATATTAAATCGACTAAATAACAAAAAGATTAACGCTACTTCTCATATACTACATACTTCGATAGTCATCAAATATGAATGTATCTGTATTATCATACCACTTATTATGTTTTGCATATTCATCATTCTCATCAACGTATAAATATATAATTGGGGTAGTTGTACGCATAGAAATATAACCTACATGTGTATTTACAACACCTACAATGTATTGTTCATTATTATAATACAACTCCTTCGCTTTTGTATAAATATCAAAATTTGGTTTATGCACAGTGCAGGGTTCGCGAAGACACCATTTCGTAATTTTATTTAATTCAGGAATAATTTCACGAATAATATTGACTGTCTCTATATTATTGTTTGTTATAATTACCGCATTTATTTTACCAGGGTTGGCATCAATACATTTCAACATTTCGATTGCATTCTTAGTTGGAGTTACATATAATGCCGCGTGTATTTTGAACGCTTCCAGCTTCTCATTTTGTATATCCGAGAGAATTTGCTCCATTCCGTGTATATCGTGTTTTGTCAATTCATATGCTACGTTTTCCAAGTATGTGTGAAAATTATTATAATTGATATAAATTCTCCATTCATTGTACGTCATAAACTTCAAACCACGATTTCGGAAAACATCCAAATAACTACGATAATGTGCATAAGATGTATGTGCAAGCGAACCATCGAGGTCAAAAACGACGAAATAAGTTGTAGTAGCTGCAGATGTTTCACGATTTGTAACTACTACATCATCATATCCATCACAAATACCGATTTTGGGATGCTTATATCGAGAGAATATATGAGGGATAGTTTCTGAAAATGTATGTGTGAAAAAATTATGGATATTGTATCGAGCATCCAGCAATTCAGTGTCATATGGATGTTTAAATTTACTGTTGTAATAAGTCAGTTCTTGATATAACTTGTTCGATGGTCGGTACGGAATAATATGCCAGTTGGGTATGTTCATATATTTCGAAATCTCCTTTACGATTTCATACCTTGTGAAACGATTATCAGGATTGTAGAAATGATATATACCGCTAAACTTTGGCGTTTCGTTACTATTTGCACTGATAATAGACGAAGTAGATGAGCATTGAATTGCGACAGTTACAATTACTCGAATGAATATGCATAAATCGGGAATATAAAGCGGACGGATAATAGAATAGTCGTCTTCATATTTTGTCATAGCTCTATTCGTTGTAGGTATAAATGGTACAATCGCTTTTGTATAGCGTAAATCCATTAAACCTTTTGATAGAATACCGACTGCATTATTGTGAAGGGGTGTGCATGAATTACTGGTATATAATAGAGGTGTGCGTATAATGCAGTAATTTGGCGCCGTTGGACCAATATTCGAAAGACAGCATGATAGAGAAATTTTTGGAACGTAATTTTTTTGAATACGGTATTCCGCCATAAGTTTGCTTATTCCATAATTTTGAATTGGATTTACCGGCGAACTCGGAAAATATGGCTGATGAGATTTCCCATCGAATACGTAATCGCTTGATAAGTAAATGAAATAAATACTCTCTTTTGCACAAAGCGCCGACATATTATCAACCGCATCCACATTTATTCGTTTAGTGGCATTCCAGTCATTCTCGCATTTTTCCAGATTTCTCTCGCCAATTAAAAATACACAAACAGACCAACGACCTTTGTTCTCGTAAAAAAAATCACATACTTCATCCTGGTTCGTAAAATCAACGCGGAACATATTCTCTCGATAGCAAAAATCGTGGTCATTGCATCTATGATACGTACCGTCATATCGAATATTCTCTCGGTCGAATAGGTCGCATAATTCGCGTCCAACATTACCAGAAGCACCGCAAATTAATATTGACATTTTAATATGTATAGTTCTATCACCCACTGTTTATGTGTTTTATGATTAGTTTGGGAGCGCGATGGCCATGTATTTTACGCAATCCGCGAGCATACCATAACGGCATGTCGCGCAACTTCGACCATTTCGCAATCCGGCGCTTGGGTTCGGATAAATAATAACTCCGGTATGATGCAACCGCATCGTAAATGTCATATCCATGACTGGTTCCAGTGGGTTGCGTTGATATCAACGATGTGCTTTCCGTGTGTATTTTGAACTCATCTGGCATCGCAAGTGCGAACGGTGTCATTATTCCGGGTATCTTGACGCGTTCAAACGCTGATGGCGGGGGGGCGTTACGGCGTAAATATTGAGCAACTCCATATGATTTATGTTGCTTGTTGGCAGGATGGCCATATCTGTATTTCCATTCGGAGTGCATTGCATCAATCAAGTCAAGCGTCCAAATGAAGTTGGCATGGGATGCACGGCACCATATTGTAACGGGGTGATTTTTGTGTGCGATTTTATAAACACATGGTCCGCATTTATCTGGTTGGTCGCCAACCAACAACCGTTGAGTTGTGCATAACATTTGCACTGCTTCCAGAATGATTTTGGCGATATGTTTGTCCATCATATATTTTGCGATTTTCTCGGGGTCGAGTGAAAGAATGAATAGGTTCATGATCAGTGTCGCTGTAGTGGTTGTTGTCCTTGAATATCAATGTAACATAAAATAAGTTTTCAATTTTATCGTAGATTTAGTAAAAATGACATAAAAGAATTTTATCTGGTTATATCATAAAATGTCTTTGAACTCCGCTTTCTCTTCTGCCGACTCCGCCGATGCCAAGGCTCGCATTTCTGGTTCTGTTTCTGGAACTGTGAACTTTTCTTTTGGTGGCCGCCCTTCCCCGAAATCAACCTATATGTCAAATGGCTATAGGATGAACTCTAGTGGGTATCTGGCCAATCCTACACGCTCGGCACAAATTGCAGCCAATAACGCTGGTGCGCTTACTCGCGCTGAGGCGTCTCGTATGGGTTTGCCCCTTGGCGGCCGGCGTTAAATACAATAATAGAGTTTTCAATACGATATAAAACTATTCTCTTGGTTTATATCATAAAATGTCTTTGAACCCCGATTTTTCTGCTGCGTCCGCTTCGACCGCCCCCGATGCAAAACTCACATTCAATGTGAATGCATTCAACGGCAATACTACGAACTTTGGTCGTTGCGCTGCACCCAAGCCAAAAGCGATGGTGCCCGTTCAACCGAATGGAGAGTTGCCGTTTCCAACATTTGGTACTCCACGGCGCCCGGGAACAATAATGCCTATGTAAATTCTATTCTCAGTGATGGCATGCATGGCCCAATACTGCATTATTCTATATTATGATTATTTATTTGGATATAATCATGAACTTATCAACACAATCTACTAAAATCAAAACGCGGGCCATTTAGAACAACAACCGGCAGCCAATTTATGACATCTGGATTACAGATATTTGCTGTAAATGAACCAACACCTATTTCAGCACATACTCCTATTGCCAAGCGACTAGAAATGATAAACCGAGAGATTTCACCGGACAGCTCAGCTCGGGCACCTACATTAGAACGACCTAGTTCAAATGATGCACCAGGAATAGGACGATTGATTGTAAATGTAGTCGTCCATGTATTGCCAACACCTAAAGAAATGCCAAGAAGTGACGCCCATGCACGATATCCAAAGTTAGATGGAGTAGCACATGGTCTAAACCATGCAGATGCTCCAATCGTAATATAGGTTTGAAGACCAATCATACACGCAATTTCACTACCACCGCCGCCGTCTCTACAAGTACAAAAATTAGGAAGACGAAAATTGCGCGTAACTGCCCCACAAATACTCACAGATGTAGGCTTCAACCCTTTTCCGAAATCACGCATTTTAGCTACATGAAACGCGTCCAAATTTACTACCGCATCAACATCGTTCATGTCGTCAGAGTACGTGCTATTCGATATACAACGAGCATTTTTAGAACAAACGAACGATGAAGGGCAAGAATATCGGGCATCATTGCATCGAACCGCATTCGGTAATGGAGAACATGCATAGAATAAACCAGCACCGCTAATATTACTCATACACGTTTGCCGTGGAGCACAATATATACCATTTGCACAATCTACATTCGCGCTAATTGGCGCCAACGCATTTATACTACCACCAAATATAACGAGACATGCTGTCAAAAATGTAATAACTTGCATCGTGTTTATATTATAATCTCATTATAAAACTTTATATAATATTCTTATCGAAATCATAATATACAAAAACAACTTTAAGTCATCTTTATATATTATGTATATCACGCGAACTAAATGCCTCGTAAATCTAACAGCGCCCTCGAGGTTGTCAAAGAAGTCGGAAATGAACAAGTCGGCGAAACCACGCACGCTACAATAACAACGAACAATGCCGACGATGCAGCACTCAAAAATATCAACTACAAAAATATGCTTCTTACAGGGAATTATTCGATGTTAAAGCCGGATATTGTTACAAATCCGAATATTGATGATATCTTAGAAAACGAGAAAAATGCTAGTAAAACCGACCCGTGGAATAAGCTTGATAAATCCGCAAAAGTCGGGAAACTGAAAGAGTTTGCCGGGCGTCATGGAAAGAAAGAAAATCATACTGACCAAGAAATTACTGTATTATACAATTTTCTTGTAAGCGCACTTGAGCAAAAGAAACTAATGCGCGCAAAAGATGTCGTGTATGATAAAACAACCGGTACAATTACAAGCATTCCTTGCCTAATTTATCATACCGGGTTTAAAAAATTCACGCTTAAACGTTGTGAGAAGCGTCAATCTACTCTGAAATCTCTCGCACCGGCATCAAATATGTCGAAAAAGCGAAAGTTGGGTATTGAAGACGGAAATGCGTCGGCTTCTGTTTCAGATTCTTAGTTATTATTCTTTTGTTTCTTACTCTGTGTCAGTCTTATAGTCTTTCTTCGGTTCCTCACAGTATGGTTTCGCTTCTTCGATTTCATACTGCGTCCTTCTTTTCGATATACTTTCAAACTGCATTTCGGCCCACAAATCGGTTTCATAAGTTTGTGTGTTATCTCTTTCTCATGGTCCAATATTATATCCACCATGTTTTTATAAAATGGTCTAAATTTCGAACGGTTCTTCCGTAATTCGGCGAATGAAAACCATTTGATTTCCGCTTTTTCAAGAAGACCATTGTGCGGGTTCTTTTTTGCACTTGGCAAATATTTCTCAAAAAAATGATAATTATTCGAATAATAGTCCTCTAGTTTCTCATCATAATCGGTTTTAAATACAATCGTCGTGTATGTTTTAAACTGCAATTCCGCGATTTTATTCCGTACAGCTACTTTTTTGAGTTTATTTCTTGACCCCAACAGTCCATTTAGCTCTTCACTTCCTTCTCGCGCTGCAACATCTAAAGGCGTTTCATTACGTTTTGAACCGCCACCAAAATCAGCCCAACCGGGTGTATCATTGAGTTCATTCTCTCGACCAAATAATAAATAAATCACGCCTTTATGGACGGCAGCAGGCAGTAATCCGGCCCCAACCATTTATAATAACTACTATTAAAATGTAAAATACTACTATAACCACATATAATATTAAATTGAACAATATAATTATGTAATTGATTGTATCGATATAAACGCATTTCTATTATTTATCTATTTATATGGATTATGTCAAAGAAACATGCTAAAATCTGTGCTGATGAATATTATTATGACAATTATGAACGGGGGGGTGACTACACCATCAAATGTTCAAACGACTGTGACTCCGATGCCGACGCCGACGCCGACGCCCCCACCGCCCCATATTCCATACTTCCGTCCGATGAAGATAGAGAGACAATTATCAACGACGCGCTTGATGAACTGGCCGGCATTGCGCGAGAGAATATACTGGAATTCAAACGCGAAGACTTCAATTACGAAGAAGTCATTGGAACGTGGATTGACAGCTATCTGTGCCAATATTTCGCAGAAATAGAACCTTATCACTTCAAATACACAAGTACATTCGAACAAGAAGCCGATGCATTGAATAATGTTCTTGATGTCTATATTCAGGATTTATATCATGAAATCGCCGAGAGATTTCATGAAGAAATCGCACCACCTCGTGTATCATCAGCGATAGATACCACTGAAAATTCTAATATTCACGCACTCTCCACAAAAATCCAAACCCTGCGTGAAAAACCACAACCTGAACAAAGAACGCCAGAATGGTATGCTCGTCGAAATAACCTAATCACCGCGAGTTCTGCATCGAAAGCATTTGGTTCTCAATCATCAATCAACCAACTTATCTATGATAAGTGTAAAAATTATAATAGCGGATGTTCTATAACGAGTGATGAGAATAACGTACATGGAACTGGCGCCAATAATACAAGTATCACGATTGCAACGCCTATGCAAGGACCCGTAAATTCGCCACTTCATTGGGGGCAACGATATGAGCCGGTTACCGTTATGGTATATGAATACCGGAACCATACTAAACTGGGAGAATTCGGATGCATTCAACATGAACAATATCCGTTTATTGGTGCATCGCCAGATGGAATTAATATCGACCCATCATCATCCGTATTTGGCAGAATGGTAGAGATTAAGAATATCTTTAACCGAGAGATTACAGGGCATCCAAAAGAGGAATATTGGGTTCAAACACAAATTCAAATGGAAGTTTGTGACTTGGATGAATGCGATTTTGTAGAAACACGGTTCAAAGAATATGAAAGTGAGGAAGAATACATCGCCGATACATCTACCCCAACAGATGAAAAGGGCATCATCCTTTGGTTTCAATCCGCACCAGCACTTACACAACAAGGGCATGTATCCCCACCAATACAATTATACGAATATGCACCGATTGGAATGACCGCTGATGAATATGAGATATGGGAGGCGGCAGTATTTTCCAAACATGAACAGCTGCGAAGTATTTGGGTGCGAACGATTTATTGGCGATTAGATGAATATAGTTGCGTTTTGATAAAGAGAAATCGTTTATGGTTTGAAGAGGCGGTAAGAGTGATTGAATGCGTATGGAAAACAATCGAAACAGAACGCCAAACTGGTTATGAACATCGCGCTCCAGCGAAACGGAAGACACCGCAATCGAAAGATACATCGTCAATCGCTAGCTGTGGAAGCGGTGGAGGAGGCGGAGCCGACGATGGAACAATATATAAAATAGTGAAATTAGATACGGCAATTATTCCTTCTGACCAACAAGAACAATGTTCTGTCGCAATAACCGATGCAACGAATATTGCGCCACTTACTGCGACAAATATGGCATCGTTTATGGCGATAAATAATAGTATTATAACTAAGAAACATAATAATAATAATAATACGAAACGGCCATCGGATGTCTTGATCCACTGTTTCAAGATAGATGACCTTGAAATCAATGAAAGTAAGATTGAACAATAAAAACAACGAATAATGTAATTTTTATTGTTCATTAGTTTAAACTTTATGTATTTACGCCGACCCTGCTGCATAAAATCCTACCCTTCGCGCGGGATGATTTAACGGTAGAGGCTGTGGAGATTTGTATTCGTCGGGCGCCTTCGGTGCATATAATGCACCACACATCCCAGCAGGCTTACATGACCCATTATCCGGGGTTAGCCAATCACGCACATTATTGGTCGATTGGTCATAACTACTTATATTTGAAGCAACCGGATAAAGTGATGAGTTACTTTCAGAATTCGTCTCTTGGAGAACCACTCCATAACCTGCACCTTTCTTGGGATACGTCGGGTAAAGCAACGGTTCCTCCACCTCTCTCGGATATTCACCTGATGGGACACGGTCGGCAGCGAACCCCTCCCGCTTCTTTTTTTCATTATTATTATTAGTTACTGCATTAAAATCATGGATGGCGTCAATCAGCGGTCCTGCAATTACGACTGCAACAACCAGTAAAAATAAGGCAAGGTATTCATTACAGTATTTCATTTATAGAACGTATGGATGAATGGGTTATGAATAGATATTAAACCTTCGGTATGTATATATTATATATATTATAGAACAGAATATAAGATGTCGGTATCTGGTTCGGATATGTATGTTCTTAAACGAAACGGCGAACGAGAGATTGTTGCATTTGATAAAATCCTTGCTCGCCTAAAGACACTCGGTAAAGACGCGTGCATCACCGGCGTGAATTACACTCAACTTGTCATTAAAATCATCGACCAGTTATATGATGGAATTCCAACGACAAAAATTGACGAACTCACCGCCCAGCAGTGTGCGATGATGGCCGTGCAGCACCCCGAATATGGAACACTTGGGTCTTATATTATTATTTCGAATGCACACAAAAATATCCCCAGTGGATTTTATGATGCCATGCGCAAACTATATGAATATCGTGACGCCAACGACAAACATGTACCGATTATTAGTAAGCAGGTATGGGATTTTCTTCATGAAATCGTGGATACGCCTAGAAATGGAACTGTTGGAGGGCCTGGACCATATTTGGTTCATCAAGCAATTGAGCAAATGATTGTATATCAGAGAGATTATCTCATTGATTATTTTGGGTTCAAGACTCTCGAACGTTCGTATTTAATGCGATGCAATGGCGTAATCGTAGAGCGTCCGCAACATATGTGGATGCGTGTAGCCATCGGTATTCACAGCCAACGCACCGATACTCAATCCATTTATTCTACATTGACATATATTCAAAATACATATGATGCGATGTCACAAAAATACATGACACATGCTACACCTACGCTTTTCAACGCCGGTACGCATCGTCCTCAATTAAGTTCATGCTATCTTATCGCAATGGAGAATGATAGTATTGATGGGATTTTTGATACCCTTAAAGACTGTGCGAAGATTTCTAAACATGCCGGAGGTATCGGACTTCATATTCATAATATCCGTTCATCAGGTTCGCATATTCGCGGTACAAATGGTTCATCCAATGGTATCGTGCCTATGCTACGTGTCTTCAATAATACTGCGCGATATATCGACCAGGGTGGGCGACGTAATGGAAGTTTCGCGATTTACCTAGAACCATGGCATCCTGATATTGAGGATTTTCTGGAGATGAAGAAGAACCACGGTGATGAAGAAATGAAAGGACGCGATTTATTTTATGCATTATGGGTACCAGACCTCTTCATGGAGCGTGTTCGTGGTGGCGCATCATCATCGTCGGATATGTGGTCTTATTTCTGTCCTGATGAATGTCCCGGTCTCTCGGACGTATATGGTGACGAATTCTGTGAATTATACGAGAGATACGAACGTGAAGGTCGGGCGCGAAAACAGGTGAAGGCGCGCGATCTCTGGTTGAAAATCCTCGACAGTCAGATGGAAACGGGAACACCGTATATTTTATTTAAAGATGCGGCGAATAAGAAGTCCAATCAGAAGAATATTGGTACGATTAAGAGTAGTAATTTATGCACAGAGATTATGGAATACTCTGATGCCAACGAGACTGCTGTATGTAATTTGGCGAGTATTGCATTGAACCGGTTTGTTGTCGTCAGTGCCTCCGAATCTAGCACAACTACTACCCACTCCGAATTGAGTGGTTCTAGCGTCGTTGGAGATCGCACTCCCCGGCGTACCCCAGTATTCGATTTCACTGAACTCGAGCGTATTACCGCTCTCGTGGTCGATAATTTGAACCAAATCATTGATATTAATTATTATCCAACAACCAAAACCCAAACAAGTAATTTGCGTCATCGTCCCATCGGTATCGGTGTTCAAGGGTTGGCGGATGTATTTATGATGATGAATATTCCGTTTCATAGTGAAGAAGCAAAAACACTTAACAGAGAGATTTTCGAGACAATTTATTACGCGGCGTTACAAGCATCAATGACACTTTCTGCACGCCATGGTTCATACGAAACATTCAAAGGGTCGCCCGCGTCCGAAGGAATTCTTCAATTCGATTTGTGGAATATCGACCCATCAGAGAAACCATTGGTGTATCGCTCGAGAGAATATGACTGGAATGCTTTGAAGTACAAAATAATCACACATGGTCTTAGAAATTCACTTCTACTGGCACCAATGCCCACCGCAAGTACATCGCAAATTCTAGGAAATAATGAATGTTTTGAGCCGATTACTAGTAATATTTACACACGGAGAACACTCGCAGGTGAATTCATTATGGTAAATCGATACCTTATCCAGGACCTAATTGAATTAGGAATATGGAATGAACGTGTTAAGACGAACATTATTGCAAATCAAGGAAGTGTTCAATATATTGATGGATTACCCGACGCACTAAAACTAAAATATAAGACGGTATGGGAGATGCCAATGAGGCATATTATCGATATGGCGGCCGACCGCGGAGCATTTATTTGTCAAAGCCAAAGTATGAACTTATGGGTTGAAGAACCGAACTACAATATTTTGACGTCGATGTTGTTTTACGCGTGGAATAAAGGATTGAAAACGGGTGTTTATTATCTACGGAGAAAGGCTAAACATCAACCACAACAATTTACCGTTGAACCAGAGAAAGCAGATGGAGGAAATGGTGGAGGTTTGTCCGTAATGGAAGAAGATGAAATATGCGAGTTTTGTTCATCATAAGTATAAAAAGAAATTGAAAGTATTTTTAGTATTTATGGAGAATACGCGCGTGAAATTAGAAATCAATGTTTCGCATATCTCCAACACAAAAAGACAAAAAACATTCCGGTGCAGTTTCCTCGACGACATCAGATGTTTCAATCGATTTATCCAATCCTGTCGTAAGATGGGGTATAGAACACAATTTTCGATTTCCTGAAACATTGACACTTGACTCTCACACGAAATGCTTGGACACTAGCAGGTTAAAACCAATTCACGAAGTACCCAAGTTAGGAAATACATTATACCACTTACTTTCCCAATACAATCCATGGCTTGACTGTGAAATGACACGCGAGAAAAGGGTACATTTGAAACCCATGGTGAATGAAATGTACTGTGCAATGTATTCAGTGCAACATAATAGCGAAATCAACTTCTTCAGAAATGAGACAGTCATCGACATCATGAATTTGTATCTGTGGCCACTTCTTCATTCCCGCGCAGATGATGTTATTGCATGTAAAACATTTTCAGACTGGAAACGGCTCTTCTCCCGGACTATTACTTTGGCATTTCCAGATTATGACTATTGGGTATCGGTTGCATCTGCTGGTATTGCAGCCAAAACAATGTCGGCATCTAGTGCTTTGGCAGTATTTATTCCTCTTTCAGACCAACGTCGAATGTTGCGTATGCTGAAGTACATTACGCCTGCACGGGTTCTTTATCTACTAACTACTCGTGCCAATATATGGCCATATGGTGTGCCAAAATCTCAGCGCGACTTACGTTCTTCCATGCAATACGGACTGTGTTCAATTAAATCAAAAATAAAAGAATACACTGACAAAACAGAAATAGACTGGTTGGTAAGTGCAGATTTCTTGCGCAAAATGAAACGTGTTCATATGTATTTTACATCATTAATGAGTGGTCCGTTTGGTGTTTCATCCTCCTCGAATTCCACATATGTTTATGATACAGATGACGATGAATAAAATAGAAACGGATACTTCTTCTTATTGTTTTTAGTGATTATATTTTCGAGATATTTTATGGTATATTCGATTGTTTTTACGCAGCCGTTTTGTTTGTTTATTTTTGGTTAATTTACGTGTTCGCTTATTTCCACCGCCATGACCCTCTTTGTGTGTTTCGCACCTAATTATATCACTAGGATCTATTGAACTATGGTCGGTTCCTGTAGCTGGTTGATGTATTCTACAGCTGTAATAGTTCGTTTTTAAACTGGCACGCGGATTTATATATATTAATTGTGTCGTTACAGGCACTTCTTCTCTTGCCGCCGAACTTGCTGCCGCTCCTTTACTTGTTGCTGTTCTTTTTTCTTCTACGACGCCTGGTTTTACATATTTTAAACACAGCACTGTTTCTTTTGGAATTCTAATACCATCGACTCTACGTTCTTCATCTCCATGTGTTTGTGCAATATGACCACCTGGCGTGTTATCTAATAAAAAGAATAGATCTGTTTTTTTTTGAAACTTTGGTTTTAAGGCATAATGCCGAATAAGACTTTTAGATGGGTCCAATACTCCATCTTTTATTCCATAAACGGGATTGTGTGAGCCAAAAATCATACCCTCACCACCATGTCGTAAAGTAGTTGCTGCTCGTCGGCGACAATTCTCTTCTGCTACATCCATAGGTGCATATACGGCAATAGATATAACCTTATAACCAGCACTTTTAGCCCTGGCCATACAATAATGTATCGGCCTTTTCATATTTCCTGTTGTATCAATAATAATATCATCGCCATTTCTGATTAAATCGTCGATTATATGATATAAAAATGTACGTTGAGTAATGCCATTTCCTGTACCTGTTTCCCATCTTTTTTTACCTTGTGCAGTCCTCGCTAATTGTGCCATAGCAGTAGCGTACATTACTGGTTCATCTACATCGACATGAGTTGCATTATTGTTTGGAAACATTTGTTGTATTGTATATGATTTACCAACGGCCGCGCCGCCAATTAATATTAACATTATGGGGGCTGCCTTTCCACGCTTGTCATTTACTTCATGTTTCATTTCAGCGTCACTCACGCCTAAATGAGGGCATTCGTCATAATTAAAATATTCTGAATGTACCGAATGCTGGCGTATTGCCGGTTCATATTTACTCAGATTTTTTTCACGTTTCTCTCTAGCTAGTTGTGTATTACGACGTAAATGCATAATAAATGGTTCTAAATATGAAGGGTCATTGAACCATTTTACATCAGTACCCCTTACGTGGGCATCCAACGGCGACGTCGGTGTATCGTCATTGTCGTCTGTTTTATGGGGGTCGGCCTTTTTACTACTCGATTTACTGGATTTAGATGGCGGTTCTTTCTTTGCCGACGACGTTACAGTCATTTTTCTACTGGATGCAACTCCACCTTGGGCCGAAGCGGGGGTGGAAGGTACTTCATCATCCTCATCATCACTAGAAGCAGAAGCAGCAGCAGCCTTCTCTTTAGCAGCAGCAGAAGCAGTTTTAGAATCTCTGGGAATACTTTGCCGTGTAGCGGCTGGCGATGATGCACTTTTAGGAGGCATATTATATATTATAGCAATAAAAAATAGTTTCACATATTTATTTTATTTACGACACTACATTTGCAGCACTCATTTCGGTCATTCGTACATAACACTTCAAACAAACATCCACATCAACTTTCGCATTGTGAAGTCCAATGGGAGAAGGTGTGTCTTCTCCGAACAGCGCGTGATATAGTTCGATGAGCTTCGGATATTTGAACGAAATCGTTCCATCTTTCCACACCTTCACCAACTTACAAATCGGCGTACCTTGCTTCATTGTACAGTATTCCACCGGTGGAAAAACCGTATGAAACATTCGATTTCGGTGTAACTCAACGAGAATCATATTTTTGTCAAACTCTAAATTATGCGCCACCATTTTTCTGCATCGATTGGCTGCATGTTTGAAATCAAAGAGCGCCACTTCGATTGGCACACCTTTCGCGCGTGATAACTCACTTGTAATCCCGTGGATTGCCGTCGATTCCGCCGAAATCGAAATATGTGTTCCGAGAGATATAATATTGTCCATTTCCTCTTCGATTTGCTTGGTTTCTTCGTTATAAATTGCCCAACTTAATTGGACAATATGTGGCCATTTGTCGACATGGTTTATCGGCGTATTTTTGGGTTGGAGACCCGTTGTCTCGGTATCAAAGATAAGAACACGCATACTTGGCTAGTTATAATAATGTGGCAATGAACAATATAAAGTAACACTGTGTTTGCTTTATATTGAAATTTTAATATCAATTTTATCGACGAATAGAGCCCACGGCGCCAACTACAGCGGCAATCGGCTGAAGAACTGGCACAAATGGTGCGACAGCGGGGAGAACTCGTTCGGCGATAGGAAGAGCCTTCTTGAGAACAGGAACAACCTTCTTCTTAAGAAAGTTTTTCTCGTCGGGAGCAGCAGAGGAAAAGGAGAGAGTGTCGGACATTTCAAAGAGTTGTTATACTATAACTACATATTATAATATTTATATTGTTATTGAATTTTCTAAACATGTATAAAATTGATAATTATTTATAATTTACACTTAGTATTAACACCGTCATCGGTTAAACATACATGGATTACGAACTTACAATCGCAGAAATAAAGCGCGCTGCATCAATCATTGGACTTGAAAAATCCGAAAGCGCAGACGGACGCATTGACAGTGCAATGAAAGAAACCCCCTACTTGAATGATTTGAAACAACTTATCATGACCGACCATCCGGATTGGGATGTTCAAATTTCACCACCCCGCGCATCATGTGATATTATGGTGAATTCCGTTCGTATCAACCTGAAACTAACAGACTGCAAGTCATCGGACAATAGTATGAACAAACCATCCATCTTTTACAGTATTACCGGTCTTACAAATTATCCATATTCATCCAACTGGAAGGATTTTCGTGACCGCATTCAGGATGCCGGACGCGCAAATCAAATAAAACACCGCCGACACAAGCCCACCGAATACCATTATCTTGTGAAGAACAAAATCACCGGAGAGGTATTATTAAAACCAATATTTGACATACATACCTATGTCAGTAATCCGAGCAATGACCTTCAAATCAATTGGAAAAACGAGTTTATCAATTCTGGCTATTATATCGACAGTAGTGATGACGAAGTCTATATGAAAAAAGTCGAAGAACTTCTTCTATGCATCCAGAAATCTGTAAAAGATATGATTGAACGGTCGCTGCCGTTTGCAGAAGCCGACATTGCATCGTTGTTGCGTAATTCTACTGGGCTTTGATGGGGGCTTTCACGGACTTCATGTCCCGACGACTACTTCAATTGACGGCGGTAGTATCACAGAACATAATTGCTTGTGACCTATTTTAAATCTACCCGCGTATATATAATCTTTTTGGAAGACGGTTGAGTTTAAATAATCTACTATTTTTTGTAAATCTACAGAAGCGCCGGTGGCGGTATTTGGAACAAGACATAATAATGCCCCTCCAAAATATTGCACCTTTCCAATAAATGCTACATCTTTATGTCGGGTCATGTTTCTCACATATATACAATCCTGACCCCAATAGGTATGCATACTTAAAATGTTACGCGGTGCTCCCCATTCAAACCAGTTTCTTTCTGAGAATTTTTTAATTTTGCGTTTTAATAGCGCGTCTTTATGTGCATACAAATGAGAATCTATTTTTGATATATTCGTCGGCATTGTCTCTGTGAATATAAATTTTTCGGTCCGACCTTCGTCAATAAGAACATCAATGTTGCCAAATGGAACGCGGTAGATTTCATCCTTGCCACTAACAAGACCGACATACGCGGAAAATAATGTTTCCAATGCAACCCCTCCAATGATTTCAGTATCACTGAATGTTATTATCCCCTTATTTACATTACAAAACATATTCTTTTCATACAAACCCTGCCCGTCCGATGATGCAACAACAGTAGTCAAATGATTGAATACCCCCTTTTCATAGCGAAATACAAGAACATCTATACTTGCCCCTTCAAAGAGTTTTTCGTTGTTCGGAAATAAGAAGTCAGTAAAACTTCCATGTTGTGTCATTTTATCTATAATTCTGGCAGCACTCGTGAGTTTGATGAAGTCAGATGGTACAATAAATATCATTTCACCACCATCACCATCTAGATGGTCAAAACACAACTCAATGAATTTTATATAGAGATTTCCCGTTTTCTGTTTTACATACGGTGGATTACCAATAATTGTTTTGAATTTTTGTGATATGGAGGAAGTATGTTTTATGAAATCTCCATAGATGCATTGTTGATATTCATTGAATGAAACCACCGGTTTAACTGTGCTGTCAAGTTCATAACATACCATCGGATAATTTGGGTCATATTCTTTGAACTTTTTCAACAAATGACCTGCTCCAAAGGATGGCTCGAGCATAAGAGATGACTTGTGTTTTACTTTATCGAATACGAACTGTTGAAGAGCGTCACTTATTGTGAAATATTGCCCCAGGTCTTTTTTTTCCTGTTTTTTCATGTTATTTTTGATTGTCTGATGTTGGCGCACCTTTACTATTAATAATATATCAATTTTTATATGTAAATTGATATAAGCAATTCTATTCAAATATTTTTCATTACGAACATAATGAGTTTCCAAATGCGACCACAGCTAAAATACCTAATACAAGACCTATATGATAATTATACTGCATCGTACGATACACCTTCAGCCATGCCTGAGTTTCTTGACCCGACTTTAAATGAAGCACCATCCAATCACTCTTTGGCGAGAGAATATAGTAAAAGTAATTCACGCTAAATGCGACAGCTGCTACCATGCAAAGCAGACCGCCGCGCGACCCACCTGAACCTATGAAATATTTACGACAGCATACCAGGAGAACCATCGCAAGTACAAAACCTAGGAACAAGCCCATAAAATAAATTCCTTGTCTCTCGCGCGTTATCGCTTCATATCTCTGTTGATTTTCTGGCGATAACTTTGCAACGAATTCTTGGATTGGGCCGCCAGAACGGTGAGAGAATGCACAACAGTAGATATTGGCGACAATAAAAATAAACGCAATAGCACAAGATATTCCGCACACCATAACGACGGTTGATAATTATATATATTATACACATTATAAAATTGAATTGAGTTTATATTTATTCGATTATGAACAGACTAACAAACACAATTCAATCGTTATTCAATAATGGCTTCGTCATCTTTCGCTATCGGCGTCCCTACTACGTCGTATCTCGCCGCCGCTGCATCCGAAAAAAACAACAAGACCACGTTGGAACTATTATTGAACTTGCAAAAGCTGATGGATGAATTTAAAGGTAAGGTAGCTGAAATGGATGAAGAAATGCTAACGATGAAAATCGAGAACAAACTACTTAAAGAAAAAATAACAGAACTCACGCGAATTTCAACAACACCATCTTCGTCGCGCAGAGGGTTTTTCGGGTATGGCGCGGATGAGTTTTAGGACCATTCTATCTATCTCCCATCCGTTATGCGAACTCTTTGCAAATTCCATACGACCTCCGATGCCACTGTGTAATACCATGTTCGCGTATGCCGTCGATATGTTTTTTTGCACCATACCCCTTATTTCCGCGCAGTGAATACATTTCATCCAAAATCGGGTGTTGGTCGCATAATTTTTCAATATAGTCATCACGCGCGACCTTGGCAAGAATTGATGCTGCTGCGATGCACGCATACGTATTATCACCGCCTTCAATACATACATGCGTATATGTATCAATTTCACTCGTTTCTTGGTTATAGTTTCCTAGCGGGATGAAATCGTTGCCGTCGATGAGAAGAAGGTAGTCACTAATCGTAGGTTTATCTTTATTCCGATGTTCCATAGATTGAATATGTCCTTCAATCGCACTATTTATTGAGTTTCGCATACATTGAAGTGTAGCGCGCCGAATATTGATACGGTCAATTACGTCGGCCTCTTCGTAAGTTATTGCCCATGCAACTGCACGTTCCTTTATATAATTTGACACATCTCGTATTTTCTTATCAGAATGAAACTTTTTACTATCCTTAAGAAGAGAGAAGTCGAAAGATGACGATGAATCATCAGCAGAGGGAAGAATTACTGCAGCAGTATAAACGCGTCCAAATAATGGTCCGCGTCCAGCTTCATCTACACCCACTTCATAGGTATGAAACCCAGACAGAGGCCCAGACCCATGCCAGGAGCCAGAGCTGGCATCGGATGGTGGTACTGTATAAGATGTGAGGAGAGTTCCAGCGCTTGTTATCGATGTGGTCCGAGATTTTTTTGATTTTGTCGTAAGAACGACCTTCTCTTCTTTTACTGGTGATTGCGGCGATTGTTCCATAATTAACTTCACTTGTATATTTTACGAAATCTATACTATTTCGTTCAATTCTTTATTGGAAAACTTTTTATCTGTATATTGTATCATAGTAGTACGAAAAAAATAGTCATATGCAACTCACCAAAGTTCATCTATTCCTTATTTTAATATTTGCATTAATACTTGCATCCAGTTTAGGCAACTACATTCGTGATGGATTTACTACCACCAGGTCATCAGACATTCCCGACCCACTTAAGCCTATCGCCACGAAGGAGTTATCATCCAATACAAAATTACCACCAACGCCGAAATATGATCCTAATATAAATGATGGAATTAGTGCGTCATCTCTCGGCGCACCGGTTTCCGCCTTGTCTCCAAGCACTTTCCCCATAAATATACCTGCTGGTATTTCAGGGATGAATAGTGTCGGCGGAAATGACCAAGCGAATAGCGCAAGTTCGTCGTCTGGTTCCAACGGCGATGGACACAAATGTCCTCCTTGCCCTGCATGTGCTCGATGCCCTGAACCGGCGTTTGAGTGCAAGAAAGTACCTAATTATTCACGTTCAGAAGACATTAATGCACCCAGACCGGTGATGGCTGATTTTAGCCAGTTTGGTATGTAATGAAATACGGAATAAAAATAATATACACCTTACCTTGTGTATATTATTTCCCTTACCTTTTATTATTCCTTCCAGTAGGTATCCAGTAGGTATCCAGTAGGTATTTTTACCCCCTTGCGTCCATTTCCGGTTCATCGTCGCCGCTCTCATCGCTGTCGTACGGAATAATGTTGTCGTCCTCGTGGTATTGCTGCAAATGTGCCAGGTAAATCTCAGCGAAATTGTTGATGGGAGGAGGAGGCGGTACTGCAATGTGATTTTCCTCATTCTCGTTCCGTTCGCGATTGTCCTCATGGCGGCGAAGTGGTGCATCATTGGCATCTACGAAATAGTGCCACGCATGATTGTCGATTGCATTCGGGTCCATCACGTAGAAGCCGTAGTCATCATTGTCATTTGGGTCGGGTTCGACAAACGAAAATCGCATTGTGGCAAAATCCGGCTGAAGGAAACAACTGTGAAGAAGGTCCATTGCTTCATCATCACTCGCCAAGTATTCGAGGATTTGGTACTCTGTTGCTTGAAGGACAATCGCGCTGGCGTTGGTGTCAAATATCCGACCTAGCGTTTGATGGGTCTGGCTTCCTTCCCCAAATTCAAACTGGACCATGTGTCCGTCGCGGAAACAGCGATGCGGAGACAGATGAACGAACAAGATTGCCACATGAACGCCCGGGCGGAAATTCTCTTGCAACAAAAGCGATACGTCCATCTGTCCGGCGAAAAGAAGTGTATTGGTTGCATCATTGACCCATTCCATTGACGCTTGAGCGTATGCTTGGAGAACCGGGTCTAGATTTTCGCGTCCGAACAGTTGGGTCCATAGTTCTGGTTCGTGCATTTGTATTGACCGCAAGTGATGTATGCGGTTGCCAGTATGGTAGCCTGGAGTATTGTTGATCATTTGGCTTCGGTGTCTTCGCCGTTCTTGGACTTGATTGCTCGCATTCCATTCGAACGTTTCCCTGTCATATTCCTCCATTCCGTTTTGAACACGGTCAAGACGGTCAATCTGCTGCTGCTGGTTCTGGTTCTCAGGTTGCTGTTGTGCCATTGTATGTCTCTGTGGTTGCTGTCGCTGAATATGATGAAGATGAAAAAAAACATTTCAATTTTTTCGATTTGTAGAGAAAATGATGGGATCATCAATTTTCGGGAGAAAAACAAGCGGGAAAAAAAACACCACCGCCACACACACACACACACACACACACACACACACAATCAATCATACACACACACACACACACACACACACACACACACA